GACGCTTTTTTGACAGGTCAAACGAACGCCAGATGCTCCATGTTTGGTAATCATCCTCTGACCAGCGGACGTACAAGAGATCACTTACCGTTGCCTGGTCAGCGTTGATGCGCAGGATCTGAAGTGTCTTGCGCTTGTCCAACCCCCCATCCCAATTGGGAGAGATAATCTCAATCGAGAACTGTTCCCCATCATCCGTCGTTTGGAGGTAATTCGGCCTGGCATAGTACATCTTGCCATTCGTGTACCCTTGCGCAATGATCTCTCGCGCAGAGTCACTCACCGTACCCACAATCGGCCAGTAGTTTCCATTCGTATCCGTCCAAGGACACCATACCTGTGCATCAAGATCATACACAAGCGTGCTATTACTCACTACCGACGTGATGCCATAGAACCTGTGCCCCCCGCGCTTGAACACCCAGGAACGAATAGTCGTGTAGTCCCACCCGCTCAACTGACGTTCAATCGCAGGCGACGATACTATCTGCGCCTGGAGGTTAATCATCAAGGCAACCTGACTTGCACCATTGCGGCTCTGAGTAACCCAGATAAGAATCCCTTCAAACTCCTGTACCGAGTCCGCACTCACGCAACCGTAGTCGAGCTTCGCGCCTTGCACAGTCCCCAGGGGCGACCCTGCCTCATTCGCAGCGTCGTAGAAGGCTTCGACCGTATACTGCTTCACCGCAACCACATACGATTGCTGCTTGGCCAGATACACGCCCTTATCCGTATCTACCCGCGCGATGATCTTATTAAGTGGGTCCCAGACAGTCGGATCGTCGAGGTCGGCGGAACCCCAAATCTGCGCTTCCTCATCCATCACATACAGCGTACCATCGAGATACGCGAAGCCCTTGACGAGGTTCGTCGGGAAGTTCACCAGTCCTGTCATATCCGTGATGGTAGTGCCATCTGTGTAATACGTCTTTGTCGCATTACCAAACACGAGATAGGGGGTTACGCCCCGAATCTCCTGGAAACGGTACATGCCATTTGTAGCATCTACTACCCCCAGCACTACCCCATCCTTCAACAAACTCCCCCCGTAAACAGAGTAGATCACTCCATTCCAGTTATACACCCCACGGCCTTCACCAGAGTAGACTGAACGCAGTGCTAACCCTGGCCGGCCGTAGATCATATACGCTTCGCCATCCTTTTCAGGATAGCAATTGACCAACTTCGAATCCTTATCCATCGTCGCATCACGATTCGCTACAACCGTCACTAACGGCAATCGAATCGGAGCATCAATTGAAGTCGCTTGCATTATACCCTCCCCCTCATCTGGGGGTAGAAGTACGTTGCAGCATCTTCAACATCCCACGCTTCTAGTGCTTCTCGAAAAGCCACCGATCGAGCTGCGCAGCGATCCATGATAGCCTGCGGCTGACCACTGCATATATCATCTGCCAGGCCCCAACGAAGAGCCATGTACCACTCTTGCGGAAATTGAACTTCATCTGTACTGGAGACGAGGTTCGGAATCTGCTGCTGAATAGTGACATGGAGGGCTCCGTTGGCAGCTTCGTTGGTGTCGGGGACAAGCCAGCAATAAACATCGAGCGTCAGACGCTGCTTGTCAACCCAGATCTGAGTAACCGGGCCGCCCTGGGCGGTGGCGGACAGCCGACTATATTCATTACGAGAAATGAGGCTCACAGGCCTCTTGACAGAATTCGCGGTGTACAGGTAGTAACTATCATCCGCTAGGATGCGAAGGGGCTTTGTGCTGCTCACCCCGACAACGCTGTACTTTGCCTGCCCCGCAACGAGTGTCACGGGTAGGTCGAGCTGAGTCCAGATCTTAATCCCCTGCGTCTGCCACAGGTTGATCAGATCATTCAGGCGATTAGTGTAGGAGGCATATTGCGCGGCCGTAGGCGTGTCGCCTTCCGCCATCAGGCCTGCATCCACCATCGCGGCAGAGATAATTCGATCTGCCGTATTGAAGGCCATAGAACCTCCTCATAATGAAGGGGGCCGAAGCCCCCTCCAAATTACCGCGCTTTCGCGGCGAACACGTAGTCAATAGTCATCGTACGCGCAGCTGCGGTGCCGTTAGACACAGCGAAACTCGGCGTAATGTCTACCGTGTTCGGAAGGTTGGTAACCGCCAGACGCAGCGTCAGGGCGTTGTTGAAGAAAAACTCCACAGAATCCGTACCGTTGTAGTACCAGCTCATGATAGCGTACGTGTCGCTAACCATGGTGCCTACGTTACCGGTCGTGATCGTGCTGGTCTTTTCTACGATACCCGTGAGCGTGGTGGTGGCGGCGGCCTTCGAAAAGAAGATACCGTCACTCACAGCCAGGGGCGTCGTGTCGATGACCTGGAGGCCTGCAACAAACGCAGCATTCGTTGCGTCGTCGACCTTCAGCCGCGTTTCAAACCACGCCCGCTTGCCTGCCGCCATGCGGAAGCTCGCGAAGGTCTTCTGAATCGCGTTGAGGTCAGCGTTCGCAGCGGAGTTAACGAGAGCAAGAAAACCACCGTCGCCTGCGACGAGAGCCTGAGTTGCCCCCGCCTGGGTTTCGGTAATCGTCCAGTCCGCCGCCGTGAACAGATCGAAGTCAGTGAAGAACGAGTGAGTAACAGCGGGGTACTGCATCGGCAGATCCCGCATTCCATAGGTCTTAGGTACATTACCCAGACCAGTTGCCAGTCGCGTGGTGGTCATCTATGCTCCTTGAGGAAGGGGGGTAATCAGGCGCACAATTCCATCATGGAATCATGCGCCTAATATCACCTACCTCTTACGGCCCGTTGCTGCCGAAGATGCCACGCGGGTCAGTGTTACCCATGGAGAACCGCATGTAGGTCGCCGCCTTCGCATTCTTCGTGTCGAAGTCGTTGTCCTGTGCGAACTCCGGGCGATCACGCCAGTAGAACCGCATGCCGTTCGGGCAGTTCGTACGAACGAACCACGCATGGGGAGCGGTGAAGTAGTGATTCACCTTGATCCCACCGGGGAATGCGTTCGTCGCCTTGAGCACGTTGATGTTATTCGACGCGCTGTCGGGCTGGAGAACCGACTTCAGGATGCGGTTCGCGTTGAACCACTCCTGACGGGGCACATGCAGCGACTGCGGCATGATGGAGATGAGCAGACCACGATCGGTCGTCGCCCCCATGATCTGGATGGACATGTCCTCCAGACTCGCTTCCGAAAGGTCCGCCGCCGGGTTCAGCGCGTTGCTGTACGTACCACCAGTCGCATTGACGTGGGCCGTATCGCAAAGTGGGCGACCGTCCGCATGCGTGAACACAGAGCCCGTGAAGGCATCGTTGTACACCGCAGCCGCCACATTCTCAATCGTCTGCTGGATGGAGAAGGCATTCGCCTGCGCCCGACGCATAGAGACCGTTTCGTACAGGTTGTCGCGCAGCTCCTCGTACGTCACCTTATACCCGAGGGCATAGGCGATGTGCGTGTAGCGAGAGACGAAACCCTGCTGTTCGCTGTCGTACTGAATCGGCGCGCCTTCAGCCTTCACCGGCGCAAGGCCGAATCCGGTGATCTGCACGTCCTCTTCGTACGCCCGACCCGAGTCATCGACCTCGAAGAGATCCTGGTACTCCGACGGGTACTGGTTGTAGACCTGACCCCAGAAGGCATGCACACCCGGCCATAGGGCTTTCGGGTGACTGCCAGTGTTAATTACACCGCCTGCCATTTCAGATTCTCCTTAGACGCCAGTGATGCCAGAACGATACTGGTGGTTGTTGATGAGGACGTTCCAGACAGCGCCATTGCCAAACGCATTGCCAATTCGGCGCGAGAGGCCGAGGAGCTTGCAGTTCAGCGTAGCCGTGAAGGCTTCGGTCGCATTGTCGAGAACAGAGCCAGAAACAACAACACCCGTGGCAGGCGCCGCAACGCTGATGTTCGCGTTCAGGCCGATTGCCGTAGCATCGAGCGGCGTACCGCTGTAGATTTCCATGATCTCGAAGATCACGTTGGGGTCATCGACGACCAGAGCGTAGTAGTTCTTGGTCTTCGTTGCCGGGGCACTCGTCAGCGTGAGGTTCGTCGGGTCGATGTAGGGACCACCGTCGGGATTCGTACCGACTGCGATCAACACACCAACCGAGGCATCACCCGCGGCGGACTTCGAAATGCCCGCAATACCACGAGTCGTGTCGCCCGAACCCGACAGCTTCACAAGGTCGCCCGGATAGAATGCACTTCCATCCGCGCTGTCGATGTAGTAAATGTTCGCCTTGCCATCCCAGTCAGCCCCACCCAGGTACTTGACGGGAGTAAGGCCAAACGGCTTGTTTGCGTTAGCCATTAGAGCACTCCATGAGGATTAAAGATTCAAACCTGTTTCTTGGGAGGCCGCGTGAGCAAGGCTTCGCGGACATATCTAAGTCCCTTGTCCTTGTCAGTCTGACCAGGTGTGTCGCCAGTGACGACATCTTCCTGGAAGATAGCCTGGAGAACTTGGGCATTTCTCTGCTGGAGGATCTTCTGATCTTCCAGATACCATTCACGACGGATCTTCATGAGGTTGAGGCTTTCGGAGTTCCCGTTTTCTGCGGTCCCCCCGATGACTCGAACATGACTATCCACCGCAGTGTTACCACTCACCCCCGCCGCATTAGCGGGATTGAACTGGTTAATAGCGACTTCATCTGCAGTAACGAAATCATAACCTGCCTGAATTGCCTGCGGCACGTTACGATCGAGGAACCAATAGAGGTGAAAACCTTCGATATCAGGAACTTCAAGCTTCCGACGAGGGATCGACATGGAGATGCGGGGGCGACGAGCAGGCGTCTCCACCTTGGGGGTAATCGTAGCCATCAGCCTTCTCCCTCGTAGTACTTAGTCACATAATGCTTCCGCCATTCGGTCACGTCCTTGAACGCGCGACCTGCGCCGACGAGCCTCTTTGACTGCGCTTCACACGCAGCCTTAGCTTCCGGCGGCAAGTCACTAAAGGCACGACCGCGAGAAGTGGCACCAGTTGCGTCACCACCATTCCCTCGCGCGCCTTCTTCTACCTTTGCGGACTTGCGCGGAGCAGCAGTTTCAAACATAGCATTCACTTCTTCTGTTACCTTAGCCAGGAACTGCTTTTCCGGCAGGTTGGCAGTAGCAGGGTTCGCCTTAAGTTCCTCTGCAACGCCCATCGCAAGAGCAGTCTTGCGCTTGTTTTCACCAAACCAGGTGTTCTCGGTCATCCACTCTTTGAAGGTTGACGAGAGTTCCGTGGTGGCCGGGGCTGCAGGCGATGCAACAACGGGCTTCTTATCTGCCTCTGCAATCGCCGTCGTGGTTTCGCGAAGCTGGTCTTGGAGTTCAACCTCCGTTTCCACATCGCCTTCTCGACGAGCTTCTGCAATGGCAGTGACGAGCTGGCGCTTGGTGTCTTTCGCCCGCTCTTTTGCTACCGTGCTGTTGAAGCGCTTGAGTTCCTCGATCGACTCGGCGGAGGCCTTGAGCAGGTTCTTGACCTGCACGAGTTCCCCTTCCGTCGATTCAATACGAGTGCGGAGCTTCTTGTTCTCTGCCCTCAGCAGCGGCATCATTTCTTCGCCGCGGCGGACAAAGGTTTCCGCATCAACCCAACGCTCAGGATCGCCCTTGAACTCTTCCACAGGAACCCAACCTAGTTCCTTCGCTCGAACCTCTACTTCCTCGGTACTCACTTTAAACTTCCTCGTTAATGCGACAGAAAATGTCGTTGTCGTTGACCAGGCGATAGGACTTTCCGTCCTTCGTACCCTTGACAATGACTCCGGCGAACTTGGAAAGGAACACTTTGTCGCCCGGAATCGCCCGAGGATTGCGTTCATCTATCCAAGCTTCGGGACCAATGTCAAGCACTACGGCCCTTGTTTCCACCATTGCTGTCCGTTCCTTGACGGTCTCTGGAATAGCAATGATTGACTTCCTGATCTCAGGCTCGTATGGTTCAACCAGAACCGCACGACCAAGGGGGGAGAGTCCAGACTTGTTTAGCTCATTCATCAAATGCCTCGTTTACTTCATCACAGGTTAAAGTTAAGACTCGTTGGAGTAACGCCGCTTCACCAATCGCGCGAGCATTTGCTGCTGTACTGCCCGCGAGGTTGGGTTCAACGAAGCTCCCCACCGCCCATTGCTCCTTGATCCCCTCCCGCCAGAGGCTGAGGACCTCCCATACTGCCTGCGTCACCGGATCCTTGCGCCAGCGCTCCCATGCCTCCAGCGCCACCACCGGTGTCTCCACTTTCGTCTCCATCATTGCCTCCACTCAGCAGTGTCTGAATTCGCTCATTCATGAGCTGATTGTGTTCGTTGAGATGCGCGAGGACGGTATCGAAGACTTCGAGTTCGTGCGAAGCTTGGGCACCCCCGATGCCTGCAACAAGGGACGCCGCCTGCGCACGAAGCTGTTCGATCTTCGCCTCGTTGAGCTTGCGCGTTTCCATAAGGGTGTAAGCGAACTGTTCGCGCTGGATCTGGTGCTTGAGCGCCTTTTCCTGCAACCGGAGTTTCTCAATTGCGAGCTTGGGATCTTCCGGCGGCGGGGACTTTTCGATACCTACGTAGACGTTATCAATGCCCTCGATTTGCAGGGCACGAAGATACCGCCGCTCGACCTCGTCACGGTTGTAACCAGGTGCGCTGTAGGCAGCCTGACGCAACAGCGTGGCTTTCATAATGCGCATCTGGGCAGAAGTGACGTGAGGGTCGGCGGACGGACAGATCTGTTCGGGATCAGACTGGTAATCCTCACGCAGTGCCGTTGCACCAGTACTACCAAACTTCTCCCGTTCGTTCAGATAAATCGCGTTCAAGCCATGCAGTTTCTTAAACTCGTTCTTCATCGAACGCCAGACGCGCTTGAAGATTGCAGTGTAGACCTGCATTCCCTGTTCAATCATATTCCGAGAAGTCTCGGCGGGGGTGTTCTGCCCTGGGTTAACTCCTACCATGATGTCAACACTACCGCTAATGCGGTCAGTATAATTGATTAGGAGTCCCAGCAAGTTGAACAACACCGCCGAGGGTTCACGTACGGGTAAGGGCACCATGCTCTTGCGAAGGTCATCCCCCGTGCTATCGACGCGCTTCCATTCCCAAGGTGCCATGCTGATTCCACCACCACGAATCTTGGCACCACGGCCAAGGAATCCCCCGGTGGAGTTGGACATGGTCCCCGCATCGAGGAGCTGGTTGATGCCGCTATTCACAGCTTCGTTGAGAGGCCCCAACAGCACACCGAAGCCAATGTCGTAGATGCCGCTGTCAGGGGCAGGGATGAAGGAGTACTTGGTGTAGTACTCAGTCGGCTGAATAGCCTGAATCGTCTTCCCCCGTCGAGTTACGTCTCGATCTTCAAAGCGAGCGACGAGGCGCAGGAGGCACTTTGAACTTTCTTCAATCGTGGCGATGTACGGCTCAGCATAGCCATCACCATCGAGGTCGAGGTAGCAGTGCTGCTCGAGCCCCATGAAGGGAGTGTCTTGGTCACTCTGCGGCTGAACCTGCCCCGTGCGATAGTCGACAGTCGGCTGGTTCGAGGGGCGAGCTGGCCCGTTGAACCAAGCCTCGTTGCGATAATCAATATACTGATCCTGCGCCATCCGTTCATAGAGTTCATTGCGGAACAACGGAATTCGCTGGGTCTTGCGCGAAGCGGCTTCGACGGACTTTGCGTAGTAGTCAATCACCAAGTCTCGAGCCAGCACAAGCTCACTCACATTGTGCTTGCGCGAGGGGGAGAAGTAGGTCTTGATAAACGCAGTGCCTACGATGGCCAGGTTGATGAAGAGCCGATCGTGCTGCTCTTCCCATCCCTGGTCGCCCTCGAGCACTTGCCAAGACATGTGCTTGCTGATGCGGTCAGCGCGAAGACGAAGGTCACCCGTGGGGTCTTCCTGCGTTACACGATACTGTACCACGTCCGGAGGTACGATCAGGTTCCCGTAGCTTCGTGCGGAGAACTGCAATGCAGCAATCGTAATCAGCGGGAACACTACGTTGGCCGACCCCGGCCAGGGGAAGTTCTTATCCTTCGTTACCTGCATGGCCAGGTTCATACCCGATTCCATGCGACGTTCCCAAGGGAGACGAGAGAACAAGTCCCTATCGTACCCTTGCCAAACTTGCATCCCAATAGCTGCGCGATCCTCTACAGAGAACCTATCCGCCAGGTTAGGGGCCTCGATCACGTCAGGCGTGAGGGAGATGTGTTGGGTCAGTTTGAGCATGCTAATACCCCGTTACCACTGACCGACCAGAATCTCCACGAAGAGACTCAGCTTCATACTCAAACTCCTCTTCTTCCTCAGTTTTGAAATCTTCTTTCGTAACGTCGACTAGACGATCGAGGCCTTTCATAAGGATCGCAGTCGAGTCGAATTGATCGTCAAGCGTAGCTTCGCTGTGGCCGGTGAAGCGAAGCAACTCCGCCTCATACGCAGGATACCACGTGGCTTGCTTGTCAAAGCGCATTGCACCTGCACGGTGACGGTTCTGGAACGCACGCCCGCGGGTAGCCTTGTCCTGCGTAGGGTTGATTGCTACGATGTTGAGCCAGATATCCCGAGTTTGCATTTCCTTGTAGACCGTCGGAGCGACAGACTTCCAGATCACGCCATCCTCAACGAAAAAGGTTTCCGGCGAATGACGCTGCTGAATCACAAACATCTCGTCTATCCACTCATCTGTAGCCCAACGATTCACTCGCTGGTCTATAATATGAGTCACATTCACTATCGTCTTACCGCCAATCGTGAAGCTCGTGCGATTCGCCTTATCCTTCTTCGATACTGCAAAATCACACCCTACAAAAAGCTTCTTGGGAGTCTCGTAGTCCTCTTCCGACATTGCAATGAAATCTTCTTTTCGAAGGTAAGCATCACTGTTGTCGAGTGGGTCGTTGAGGTATTCCTGAGCATAACCCGGTGCATCACCCTCTTCCTCGAACTCCTGACGAATTGCACGTAGGCGAGCTTCGGGGAACTTCTCTGGCCAGAGAATGTCCGAGAAATCATCATACGAAGCATGGGCCTTATACAGTTGAGTATCCCAAGTCTTATTTCGCATGAGGCGATTAAGAAGAGAATCCTCATGTAGGATCGTACCATGCCCACGGATCTTTCCCCCATCGCGCAGTGACTGCTTGCACGCGCGAAAGAACCACTTGCGGAACTTGACTCGCCGGTCACGATTCTCGACCTGTTCGTCATCCTCAATGTCATCGAATACAATCAGGCCGGAGCGGCGACCTCTCCACTTGCGACCACGGATCTTCTGTTCCGCACCCCGCGCGATGAGGCGAAACTGGTGACCGTCGAGACACTCGACAATGATGTCAGTCTTTTGGTCCGTCACGAAGT